TAAAATTATTACATTATATTAAATGAATAATTTTCGTTTATCGGATAAAAAAATTTATCAAGATGAAAGGTCTTCGATAGAAAATTTACATAATAAAAAAATGGAAGATATTTTAGAAAAATATAATAGTTTAGAAAAAAAGAAAGAAGAATTTTTATTTATTAAGGAAAAGATAAAAATATTAGAATTGAAAAATAAAGATTCATTTGTAATTAATACATTAAATGATTATAAAAGTAAATATAATGATTTAGAGAAAGAAATAAAAGATATAGAAACGGGTCATGAATTATCTGATTATATATCACGTGCATGGGATTTTTTAAGTGATTTTAAAGATAATACATATGAATCCGAAGAAAATCATGTAAAATCATGTAATGTAAATAATAATGATAATAAAAGTAATGATAATAAAAGTAGTAGTATATTAGATTATATTAATAATAAAGGTAAAACAAATAAGGGACATGAATATAAAAAATATTATGAAAAGTGTGTTTTAAATATTAATGAACCAGAATTAAATAAAGAAACAAATAATAGAATATGTAAAGATTGTAAAAATAATGAATTTGATATTGATTATAGAAATGCATTAATTATATGTATTAATTGTGGATTATGTGAACCATATATAGATACTGGTATAAATTCAATTAATTATGATGATACAAGTCATCTTCAACCAGTAACACAGCCATTTTCATATCAAAGAAAGAATCATTTTAAAGAGTGGTTAAATCAATTACAAGGTAAAGAAGTAACTGTTATTCCTGATAGTGTTGTAAATTTAGTATTATTAGAAATTAAAAAAGAAAGAATAACTAATTCAGAAGATATTACGTCAGATAGAATTAAAAAATATTTAAAAAAATTAAAACTGAATAAATATTATGAACATATTCCCAATTTAATTAATTTAATAACTAATAAGCCACCGTTAACAATTAGTAATGAATTTGAGGAAGTATTATTAGAATTATTTGATAAAATACAAGAACCATTTAAAAAATATTGTCCAACAAATAGGAAAAATTTTTTAAGTTATTCTTATACATTACATAAATTTTGTCAATTATTGGGGAAAACAGAATATTTAGTTTATTTTCCATTATTAAAATCACGAGAAAAATTATATGAACAAGAAAAAATTTGGAAAGATATATGTTTTGAATTAAATTGGAATTTTATTCCGAGCGTATAAATAAAATAAATAACATATAAAATTTGTAAATAATGATATTAATAATATTGATTTTTTATGAATATGTTCTAAATTATTACTTTTAACCAATTTATATTTATAAATTAAATTTTTAATATTTTTATTATCAATATTTGAATTAATTTTATTATCAATATAATTTTTTTCTAAATTTAATTTATATAGTAATCTTTTTAAAAAATTATAATGAAAATCATAATAGCTGATAAAATTATTTACAAATAATTTTATTTTTTCTTCTAATATATTTATGTTGTATTCTTTTTCATTAATAAAATTATTTAAATAAATTCCGCTTTTTTTGGTAATTTTATCTATTTTTATATCTTCTGTTTGTAATTTTATATAATTATTAATTAATAGTAAATATTCATTAATTTTATTAAATATTTCTTCGCTATTTTCAATTTTAAATTTAGTAATATCTTTAATATCATTAAATGGTTCAAATTTTTTAGAATTAATATTAATATTTGTTTTATCTTTTATTTCATCTATATAATTTATAATATTATTGTATAATTTAAAATAATGACCATACATATTATTTATAAATTTTAAATATAAATCGTGATTTTTTTTATATTCAATATAAATTAAATTTGATTGATAATTTAATATATCTAAACTAATTTTATAGTTATCATTAATATTATATTTAATTAAATAATTACTATGTATTTCTTTTATATAATTATTTTTATTTATAATATTATTGAATTTATTATCAATTTCAATTGTTATTAATTTTAAATTATTAAAAGGAATATAATTCATATAATTAATTAAAATAATATTATTTTTTTTTTTAATAAATAAATGAGTGAGGAAAATAAAAGTAATATATTATGGCAAAATCATCATGAAAAGATATTAGTTGATTGGGCTGATAAGGCAAATTGCTATAAGTGGTTACATTATAAATCTCAAAATAAATACATGAAAAAAAGAAATTGGTATACAATACCAGTTATCATAATGTCAACTTTAACTGGAACAGGTAATTTTGCATTAGAAAGAATACCAAAAAATTATCAATCTTATTTTACTATTGCTATAGGAAGTATTAATATTTTAGCTGGTATAATTACAACCATTTCTCAATTTTTAAAATTAAATGAATTAGCGGAGGGTCATAGAATATCAGCTTTATCTTGGGATAAATTTTATAGAAATGTTAAGAGTGAACTTTATAAATCACCCGACGAAAGAATACACGTAAGTTTTTTTATAAAAAGTAGTAAAGACGAATTTGATAGATTAATGGAAACAAGCCCAAATATTGATCCTGATATACTAATATTATTTAAAAAAAATTTAACAAATGGAAAAAATAAAGAGGATATAAAAAAAAAAATAAAAATGTTTGATGAATTAAATAAACCAGAAATATTTGATGAATTACCATCTATTACAAATAAAGTTTATACAATTAATATAGAGCAACAAATTTTAGATAAAGAACAAGAAAATATAACAAATATTTTAAAGATTAAAAAAGATAATGATAAAAAAAAAAAACAATTATTAGAATTTAAAAATGCTTTTATTAGTAAATATAATAGAACTCCTACATTACAGGAATTTATAGATAACAATAAACAAATATCAAGGGAAGAAATTATTATTTTATGTAAATTATAAAATTTAAATTAATTTAAATTTAAATATTGAATATTATATATAATGACAGAACAAGAGTATACTTTTGAAAATGATCCTATATTTAATCGATTATTAGAATTTAAAAATGCTTTTATAAATAAATATAATAGAAATCCTACATTACAGGAATTTATAGATAACAATATAAAACAAATATCAAAGGAAGAAATAATTATTTTATGTAAATTCAATAATTTAATTTAATTTAAATTTAAGTTTAAATTATTTAAAGGATTATATTTAATATTATATATAATGTCAGAACAAGAATATAGTATTGAAAATGATCCTTTATTTAAACCAATTGCTGAAGATAAAAAAAAAATAATAGATGAAGCAGTTAAAAAACATGTAAATAGTTTAACATTGGACGAAAATTTATCTAAAGACGAAGAAAGATTATCTGGTCAAAATTATGCATTAATTAGTATAGTATCACCCGATACATCACAGAAGGCTGAAAAAATTTGTTTAAAAATTAAAGGTGTTTTTGCAACATTAGAAGAGGCGAATAAGCATGCTGAAATATTACAAAAAATGGATTCTATGTTTGATATATATGTAGTTGAAATGTATTCATGGCTATTACTTCCACCAGATATTAGCTTAATAGAACAAAAGCATATTGATGAAAAATTAAATGAAATTATATCTGGTCATAAAGAAAGTCAGCTAAAGGCAAAAGAATATTTTAATGAAAGAAAAAGAGAACTAATTGATAATATTAATGTTGAAAATGAAAGAAGAAAAAATGAAAATGAAAAATTAAAAGAAGAAACAATAACTGAAGTAGAACAAGATGAAATAACTAAACAAATTATAATTGAACCTTTAACAGAAACTGAAACAAGCCCAGAACAGAGTACAGAAACTGAAACAAGTCCAGAACAGAGTACAGAACAGAGTACAGAACAGAGTACAGAAACTGAAACAAGTCCAGATGGTATTATTTCTAATTCAAGTATTAATATAGCTGATAATGGGAATGATTGTCCAAATAGTGCTCCAATATCTACTCCTTCAACATTAATGGAAAATATGGTAAATGATACATTAAATGTAAAACCAAAAAAATCCTGGGCTGATACTATTGAAGATGAGGAAAACTAAATACAAATAAATAAAAAAAAATAAATTACAATGATGATAATTTAGGTAGTAAATGAATTCGTAACATATCTAATAAGTCAATAGTGTTATAAAATAAAAAGTATAATAATTGATTATTGTTCTTTTTATTTTATTGTTGATTTATTTTTTTATTTATTTTCGATAAAAAGTAAGAAAATAAAAACTATTTAATTACTGTAGGCTAGGCCACCCATACCAGACATAATGCGTAAAACATTGTAGTTACGGGCGAATATTGTTAACATAGAACTTAATTGATTGGGGAAGCGGACAAGTGGAACAACGGGTGATGGAGTTAAGAGTCTTGTGTCGGTAGAGAATTCAAGAATGGTGTTATCAATACGTGAGAAATTGCAAGTTCCGGATGGTTGATGTTCTTCGGGGCGTAGAGCAAATGAATAAACATATAAATTAGAATCTGGAATACGAGTGTGATGAATGAATGGTTGCCATTGACGGAAGAAGAGTGGACCACGGGCTGGGTTAAAGCGGTAGTGTCCGTTAAGGCGTATAGCACAAGTTGATAGTAAATCTCCTCCTAATTTTTCGTTGCCGGGAGTAGCATTTGAGAAATTAAACCAGTCATTTTCAGCCATATTGCGCTGACCCTGGAATAGCCATATAAGTTCTTTGCAGGGATGATTAAATGTTAGGCGGAAAGTATGGAGTGATTTTGTAGTATCAACTGATGTTTCATTGTATTGGACCTGTTCAATTAAATATTCGTGTGACATTTGAGCCATTTTACGGCGTTCATCGGTATCTAAATAGATGTAATCAATAAATAATTCAATTAGTGGGGCGGTATTAAAGCGTCCGGGTATTAGTTGCCAGAATTCACCAGGAATATGCTGACCATCATCTCTAATTAATACAACTAACTCTTTGAAATCACGGAACTGGAAGATAAATCTGACTTCATGGTATTGAAGAGCAATTAGAGGTAAAGATAAACCAGCATTAATATTAAACCAGAAGTCAAGTGGAACATGTAATTCTTGTGGTTCAGCCGCGTTACCAATTAATAACCAGCCAGCTGAATCATTACCACCAACCATACGTTTGTAACCCTGGGCTTTTTCGGCTGTCATTGTAAGTTCTTGCCAAACATACATCCATAGACCATAATGTTTGTCTATTTCCTGACCACCAATTTCAACTGTAACGTAATTAATTAATGCTAAACCAACATAATTGGTCCAGCATAGATGATGAGTACGTCTTAAGTCTAAAGCGGATGGCGATGTTGATGGTGATGTTGTTTCAACTTCTTCTAAGTTTTCTAATGTTTTAAGCGCTTTCCAAGCATCTGGGGGTAGAGCTGGTAACTGTACAAGTAAATAAGCTGAGTTGATTAAATCACCATTACGTGATACAATCGCTGTAGCGCGCTGTCCAAAAGCAGCATTTCCTGAGAATGTCTGCTGAATATTTTCCATCGCAAAATTTGTATGACGACGATAAACAACTTTAAAAAATGTAATCTGTGGATTACCTGTTAAATATATATCCTGAGCACCATAAGCAACTAACTGCATTAATCCTCCTCCCGCCATTATTTATATAATATATAACCAAGAAAAAAAAAATGAAAAAAATACCGAATTAAAAAAATAAAAAAAAATGTGCGTATTAAAATTTTTAAAAAAATAAATTAATATAATATTAGTAATATGCCTGACGATGAATATGCAGATTCAATCGATAAATTTAAACAATTAGTACCTTCTATTGGGCACGGCGGTCCTGGTGGTCCTATGGGTCCTGGCGGTCCTGGCGGTCCTGGCGGTCCTATGGGTCCTGGCGGTCCTATGGGTCCTGGTGGTCCTGG